GGCTGCGGGCGTTTTAGGCGTCCGCATTCTGCCGAAGACGCAAACGACGCCAGTGTCGCAGCAGTTGAGGCAACAGCAACCAGTACGGCGTCTGCTCAACAGCAGGGGCCAACCTTTTCTTGTGACGGAGCGTAGATAGATGGCGAAACGTGGAAATCTTTTAAGCGTTGACAGCGAAGAGCCGCAAGCCCCGCAGGTGGTCGAATCGACGGCGATAGTAGAAGTGCCGCTAGGCGTTGTTTCGGGATCGGGTTACGTGTCAAGGCGTGCCGACGTAAAGCTAAGCCGTGATCAGTGCTTGACACTTCGGGCACTACTCAGAGGCTTACAGGATCGCGGCGAACAATTGCAAAACGGGCGACCGGTGACAAATTGCACCTCGGCGGTGCAGTGGATGCTTGAGAAGATCGCATCCAGTGCCGATAAACCGTTTGTCGGATCTATCTAGCAATTCGCACTTCATGCCATAGCATCATGGCATGGTGATTGCGGACATCGAAGCCGATCTAATTGAGTATGCCGATTTTGAAGAGGTCGGCAGCGTCGCGCGGGCCAAGCTATTCATCACGGCGGCTAAGCGTTGGCTTATTCTCCGCCCGGAGTCGGCAAGCAATCAATCTTCGTCTTTGTCGATCGGCAAAGACTCTGTTCAAGAGCTTATGCGGCGGGCCCAGGATTATGTCGCGGCTAACGGCACGACTTCTGGCGGTGGCCGAAATAGCGTGCGGTTCCTCAGTGCGACGAGGTTCCGCTAATGGGCAAGTACAAAGACGCTAGGGGCATCGCGGCGACGTTCGATAAGATCCGGGCCGATTACGATATGAGCCGGGAGAACCGATTCATCCGTCGCCGCACTGGCGTTAATCCGCAAGGCACCGGACCGAATTATCACTACCGCACCGAGGACAAGTACTACGCGGACATTGAGCAAGCCCGCGACATGGACCGCAACGACGGGCTAGTCGGCACGCTAGTTGATCGCCGCGTCGACAACATCGTCCAAAGCGGCTTCGTTCAGCATCCGGCGACGGGCGATAAAGGGCTAGACCTGGAGTTGTACAACCGCTGGGAGTCTTTTTCAAACGACCCCGATCAGTGCGACATAGCCGGCGAATTGACCTGGAAGGAAATGGAACGGCAAGCGTGCCGGTCAGAGTCGATCGACGGCGACATCGTTGTACTTGGGACCGAGGATGGATCTTTTCAACTTGTCGAAGCCCATTCGATTAAGACCAAGAGCCGCAAAGAGAACACCTTCCTCGGAATCACGACAGATCGATACGGCAAGCGAATTCAATACCACATTCTCGAAGAGCTGAACGAGTTTGGCCTAAAGGGCGAATCGCGACCGGTTGACGTTCGCGACAGCGAAGGCTTGCGGCAAGTCTTTCACGTCTACAACCCAAAGCGGGTTAGGCAGAATCGAGGCGTTACGCAACTCGCGCCGGTGTTTGCATATTCGGGAATGCTTGAAGACATCAACTTTGCGAAGCTTGTCCAACAGCAGGTTGTTTCGTGCTTCGCGATCTTCCGCAAGATGGCCGCGGGCTCGCCTTCAATTCCTTCCGTCGATGGCATGTTCGGCGATGCTTCAACGCAACCGACCGGAAGCGGTGTTAGGCAACTCGAAGGCATCCAACCCGGCATGATGATTGACGGCGTGCCCGGCGAAGAGTTGCAAGGATTTAGCCCAAGCGTGCCGAACGCGGAGTATTTCGACCAAGTCAAATTGATTTTGCAAATTATCGGTGTCAACTTCGGCCTGCCGCTGTGCTTGGTTTTGATGGATGGCAGCGAGACCAACTTCAGCGGTTGGCGTGGTGCCGTAGACGAAGCCCGCAAAGGCTTTATCGCCGATCAGTTGAACTTAGTTCGGCGGCTTCACTCGCCTGCTTGGCGGTGGTGGGTATCGCGTTTGCTTGAAAACGAGCCCGCGATGCGAAAAGCATCGAAGCGTCCGGGCGTTGACATCTTCGGCCACGTCTGGAACTTGCCGACGTGGTCTTATATTGAGCCGGTGGCCGACGCAGAGGGCGACGCAACGCAACTTCGTAACGCTCTAACGAGCCCGCGAAGGATGCACGCGGCCCGTGGCAAGGACTGGGAGACGATCGCGGAAGAGATCATCGACGATAACGTCTATGCGATCGAGCGAGCTAACAAAGCGGCGGCAAAGATTAACGCGAGCAACCCGCTGGCACCGGTGACGTGGCGAGACCTTATACCGCTTGCGATGCCAGCCGGAACTACGATGGCGATGCAGGACCCGAACGCCGTTGCGGTGCAGGAGGCAGCGGCCGGAAGCGAGGCCGAAGCGGCTACGCCGACCGGCGAGTTCGCTGGGATTACTCGCCAGCAATGGAACCGCAACCGGAAAGCCATCAAGGACGTGCTGGACGAGATGATTGCAGGCACGACAAGCGAAGCGGCGGCTCGTGTTTTTCTTGGCGGAATCGGACTATCGCCGGCATCGATAGACGCATTGATCGCGGATGCAAAGGACGGAACGGTTGAAACGCCGGAGGTGATCGAAGGTGTCTAAGGTTATCAAGATTGATGGGCTGATCGGGACTAAGCCAAACGAGATTTCGGCGTCCTACATTACGTCGCAACTTCCGGAGAGCGGAATCGAGCCGATCGAAATTGAAATCCACTCGGAAGGCGGTAGCGTGATCGAAGGTTTCGCGGCCTACGATGCAATCGCGGCCTATCAGGGACCAAAAAAGGTTTCGGTCAAGTCGTCTGCTTTTTCAATCGCTTCGTTCATCGCGATGGCCGGCGATGAAATCGAGATCACGCCAAACGGCTACTTGATGATCCATCGGCCTTACCTTGGCACGGAAGGCGACGACGAAGAGTTAGCGAACGAAGCCGAATTGCTTCGCGACATGCGTCAAAAAATGACCGCGGCCTACGCCAGGAAAAGCGGGCTAAGCGAAGAGGCAATTGGCGAAATGATGAAGCGAGACACGTACTTAAACGCCGAAAAGGCGTTGTCGCTTGGCTTCGTCAATCGGATCACTGACAAACCAATTTCGGGTCGACCGCTGGCCCGTATGGAATCGATGCCGCACGGTGTTGTTTTGGCGTTATGTAGCGCCAAGCCAAGCGGCGAAGAACCGAGCAAGACTAAGGAGAAATCTATGTCCGATGCTCAACCAGTCGCCGCAACTCTCGAAGAAATCGAAGCGGCTTATCCGAAGGCCAAGCCGGATTTTGTCTTGGCTTGCCTCAAGAAGCGAATGCCGATGGCCAGCGTGGCAACGGCAGCCGTCGAAGAAATGATGCGGGAAAACGCGGAGCTAAAGGCTCAAATCGCAGCGATGCAGGAAGAGATGGGCAAGGCGAAATCCGTCGAACATGACGACATGGAGACGGAAGAAAAAGAGGAAATGCAAGAGATGGCACAAGCCAAGGCGAAGGGCGTCAAGCCGATTGCCAAAGCTAAGTCAACCGAAGGCATTTCCGCCCGTGCCCGATGGGACGAGGCAGTCGCTTCGGCTTTGGGCAAATGTCGCAACGATCGCCGAAAGGCGGTGGCACTTGCCCGACGCGAAAACCCTGGACTCGCCGAAGCTCTAGTCGCCGAAGCCAACGTCCGCTGATTACACCACAAGCCAAAAAAGGAACTGAAACATGAGTCAGTATGTTGACGGAAACCTACGCGGTTTCATCGCAGACGAAGCGATCGCACAGCACCTTCGGGTGAAGCTTGACAGCGACGGCCGCGTCACCATCGCCGGTTTGACCGACCGCGACATCGGCACGGCAGAGACGGCCGCTTATGCCGCTGGCGATCCGATCACCGTTCGGCTTCGGACGGCAGCAGGGACCGCAAAGATGGTTTCGATTGAAGCCCTGACCGTTGGGTCACTGGTTTACACCGAGGCCAACGGCAAGGTTCAAGACACCGCGGCTTCGACGGCATTCCTGATCGGAACGGCACTGGAGAGTGCAAGCAATGACGGATCGGTTATCGAAGTGCTTCGGTACAACCACGGCGATACCGCTGCCACCTGATCGGCTTTTCACACAACACTAAGGAGAATTGAAACATGGCATCACCTATCACCAGTCTGGCAACCCTTCGGCCTGACCTCGCGTCTTACTTTGAGTATGACCTGGAGGCCGACCGTTCGGGCTACGTCGCGGCGCGAGTGCTTCCGGTTATGGAAGTGCGGAGCGCCGCTGGCAACTTCGGGAAGGTCAAGCTCGAAGACCTGTTGCAAAAGCGGGACACCTTGCGGACGCCCGGCAGCAACTACAACCGCGGAAACTTCCAATTCGACGACGCGGTCTACGCGACGCGCGAACAGGGGGCCGAAGAGGTCGTGGACGACAACGAAGCCCAAATGTACGCAGACTATTTCGACCTTGAACAGGTCTGCACCGCCAGGGCTTATTCCGCCGTTCTTCGAAGTGCCGAGCAGCGGGTCGCAAGTGCGATCTTCAACACGACGACCTGGACCGGATCCAGCCTAACGACCGCGATCACCAACGAGTGGGATACCAACCACACGACGACCGCGGTTCCGATCAGCGACGTTGAGGCCGCGGTAAACAAAGTCTATGACGCTTCGGGCTTGTGGCCCAATGCGTTGATTATCAACCGCAAGGTTTTCCGCAACCTTCGAAACCTCGATCAGATCATCGAGCGAATCGAAAGTGCCGGGGCTGGCAACGCGAGCAAGCCTAGCGATATCACCGCTGAGATGCTGGCGAGGGTGTTCGATCTAGACTTCGTGATCATCGCCGGATCGTCGAAGAATGGAGCGGACGAAGGGCTGACCGCGACGCCCGAGCAAATCTGGTCTAGCGAGTACGCGATGGTTTGCAAAGTCGCGACGGGCAACGACATGCGAGAGCCTTGCATTGGTCGCACTTTCCATTGGTCCGCAGATGGATCGTCCATCGGCGGCACGGTCGAGAGCTACCGCGAAGAAGGCGTCCGCGGCAACGTGATCCGAGTTCGGCACCAAGTCGCCGAAGTCGTGTTGCACGCCGAAGCGGGCCACCTCCTTAGCAACGTGACCACGCTCTAAGGTTTGAAATGGCAACGGTTTTCGATTCTCACTTCGCCTCAGTGGGGTTCCCCGTATTGCTTGAGCAGTTCGGGGAGTCGATTACCTATTTGCCACGCAGCGGGGGGGCGAGGCCGATCACCGCCATCATCGACCGCGACCCTCCCGCCGTTTTGGACGTCTCCGGAAATAGCCTTTTTCCGTTAGCAAACATTCGGGTTTACAACTCTTGCCGGTCAGGCATTTCATCGAAAGAACTCGACAGCGGCAAAGACGAAATCGAGATGCTAATCAGGATCGGTGACACGATACCGAAGCGGGTTAGCATCATGCAGATGACCGCACAAGACAGCGGCGTAACGGCTTTTTCGGTGGTGTAATGAGCGAACCAATAGTCGAGCAGATCATGACGAACGTTAGGACGCGGCTAGCGGCCTACACGTCGGCGTATCGCTCGCCAAAAATCGCATCATGGCAACCAAAGGACTTAACGATCGCGATCTACCAAGGCGACATCACACGCAACGAGGAAATGAGTTGTCCCGGCAACCCACCGGCACAGGCTTGGGACCTATTGGCAATCGTGGCCGGGATAGTAAAGCCAAGCGACGACGACACGACACCAGTCGATCGATACAAGAATCGGTTTTGGGCAGAGATCGTCAAAGCAGCAACTAACGCAAATCAGTGGCACACCTGGGGCGGGCTGGCCTATGACACCGTAATCGGCGACGTGAGGGACTACACCAGCGACGACGGGTCAGCATCGGGCATATCGGTCGAGATGCTTATCAGATTTCGAACGGACGAAGACGACCCATATGTCGGGAGGGCGTGAAGATGATCGCCTTGTCAATTACCGCAAAAAAAGAAAAACAGCTTTCCAAATTATTGAAAGACAACGGCAAAAAGGTCCGTCAGCAAATTGCGATTGCGGTCAACGCGACGACAAAAAAAACAGTATCGACATGGGCGAAGTCGGTCGGCAATGAAATTGCGACCGCACAAAAAAATATCAAGGCAACCATCGAGATTAGCAAGAAAGCGTCGGCAAGCCAAGGCAAATCGCCAACGGCAGTAGTAACGCAGAAAGAGACCGACAGAATATCGCTTCGCGATTTTAAGGGTCGGCAGGGTGCGACCGGCGTAAGTTACAGAATTAAAAAAAGCGGCGGACGCGGCTTTGTTCAAAGTGCTTTTCAGGGACCGAAGCCAGGAAAGGTAAACCCAAAATGGAAGGGGCGAGTCTTTAAGCGAGTCGGTAAAGCACGAACCCCGATTGTTCAGCTTTTTGGGCCGAGCCCGTGGGGCGTGACAACTAAAAAGAAATTGAAAAAGCCGATAACCAAAGAAACAAAAGCCGAGTTGGTAAAGCAAATCGAGCGGCGTATCCGGTTCCTAAAACTCAAGCAAAGCGGAGCAATATAAATGCCAATGATCAAACGC